TTGGTTGCATCGTCAGCCAGTTGATTCAACCGTCGTTCATGCTGTCGCTTGAGCAGGTCAAATTCTCTGGTCTCTTTTTCGAGTTCCGAACGGATCATTTCGTACTTCGCTTTTGCATTCTCAACTGATTCAGTGTGCTTGTTCATCACTTGTCCTCTTTGTGCATTGCAATCTTTACCGTCGCGACCGACATCATCAGCAGCCACAGCACCGCAACCGACAGTGCGTATATGTGTTCAAGTATGGTCATGTCATGCTCCTGTTTAAATGCTGATGGTTTTCTGATTGATGATGACGGTCATGCCCATGCCCTTGATGTCTGCAAGATTCTGGACATCGAATGTCTTCTGCCGTATCAAGTCTGCGAACTTCTGCGCGAGGTCGTTGACCGGATAGAACTTGATGTTCCCGTAGACATTGCGCTGCTCGACGATGATGTTCATCGTGCGTCTCCTTCGTTGAGTCGAGTGGGGTCAGCATTGACCCACTGCATCCAGTCGCTGACAACTTGCCGCGCCTCTTTGCGAGTCAGGTCAAACACACTTTCGACATGCGGTGCTGCACCAAACATGTTGATTGCACCAGATGCGCGGAGTCGGTTGAGGTAGTGAAACTCAGGGCGAACTTCGGTCATGGTCGTGTCTCCTGTTAGATGCTGTTCAAAACGATCTTCGCGACACGGGCGAGGCGCACTGCCTCATCGTCGCCACCCGCAGCAGACTCAGGGATGCCGTCGAGGTACTCGTAGCAGAGTTGCAGCGCGGCGTGGAGGTCGGGCGCGGCTGCTGCAATTCGCTGCTCACGGGCAACCTCGCGCTCGTAGTCCATGTCGCTGATTGCCTTCTCCATGTTGACCGGGATGCGATTGATGGTGATGTGCTTGAAGGTCATGTCGTGTCTCCTGTGTCGATGTCTAGAAGTATAGTTGATTAGAAGTAATCATGCAAGCAAAAGGGGGGGAGGGGCGGCTCATGCCGCCGCCGCCGCCCAAAGTCCCATCACAGTCTTCACTGCGATTTCAGGGGTCGAGTACTCGCCGCCTTTAATCATTGGGATGGAGAGGTCGCAGTCCCTGCACTCGTCCACAAAGTGACGCGAAGCCCCGTAGCCATCAACCTCATCAGGGGTCATGAATTCCAAGACCCGAAAGAAAAACCGGCGCAGCATGATGGGCGTGGCAAAGCACAACCCGACCCTGTCCATGTCGATGGGTTCCTCCGGTCGTTTAACCGTGACAGACCAGACGAACTTGTCTGGACGGGACTCGCCGTGCTTGATGGCAATCAACTCGACACGCCGCCCGGACAGTTGAATCCGGTCGATGAGCGAGACGATGGCGACCCCACGGTTCACGATTTCCTGTGCGTCCACAAAGCAGTTAGCCGACATGTTCACGGCGATGCGGACGATGGGCGACGGTGACGGCGGTGCGATGTCGGACATGGTGAACATGTCCTCTGGCGCACCCGCTGCGTAGGCCGGGATGCAAGGGAACGCGCCGACCGGGGCCGTGTCCCAGAGGGGTTCCGGTTCCATCGTCACCTTGACCGCCGCAGACTCGATTGCAGCGCGTCCTGCGGGGTGACCCTTGACGGCGTATTCCAGTGCATCTTCCCATGTATCGCAGCCCGACCAATCGCTGCTACCGGTCGCCTCAGAGCCGTTTCCATTTTGACCCCAGTTTATTTTGCGTGTGCGGAGGTCATGCACGAACTCGTCCCATGATTCTGCGTTGTAGCGGTAGGTGGTCATGCTGCTCTCCTAGTGGGCATGTTTGATCGAACCTTGTCGATGTCGAGCGCGGACAGGTTGCGGGTCAGTACAAGTTCCTCGACACGGTTCCAGTCGAGACCGGCACTCAGCAACTTGCCACCCTTGATGCTTGCGCGGGGCGACACCACATGGCGCAACTTCAACTCACGCACTGCCTTGCGGAACGCTTGGACATGGCGCGTCCATGCATCGTTGGGCGAGATGGCGAGTTCAAGACGCTCGTCGTAGTCCATCGACACGAACGAGAACCGGTCGAGGGTCGCGGCATCCAACTGCGACCGCCCCACATACTGGGCATCAGCACCGGCACCAAAGGTGTTCGCAGCGGCGATGATGACAAAGTCCGCGTGGCGTTTAACCGTACCGACGGGAAAGGCGGCAAGGTCATTCGCAGCGATGGCATTGAACGCTAGCAGTGCCTGAGCGGACGATGCGTCAATCTCATCGAACAGAAACACGCCACCGCCGACATAGGCGCGGTAGAGGTCGGTCTCCATGTACTTGCCTTCAGCGTTGATGAAGCCCTGCAACTGGTACGCCATGCCGACAGCACCCGTGCTGTAGAAGGGCAGTTCCAGTGCCTCAGCAGCCTGAGCCGCGATGGTGGTCTTGCCGGAACCCGCAGGGCCGACGAGGTACACATTCTCGCGTACCGACAAGGCAGCGAGGACATCCGCGAACACGGCGTGACGGTGACCCGCCGGGAGGGTACGGATGGTCGCGCCCTGCTTGATTTCAATCCGCACGGGGCGGTGCTGTTCGACCGCAGCGACGGCAGCGGCGATAGCATCCTTGCGAATGCCTTCGATGGTCGCAGCGTCGAGGGACGCAGCAGCCACCGGCGCAGGGTCGAGACCGTTCCAGATGGCGACTAGGACATCGTCGGATGCATTGGGCGACTTGCCCTGCCTCACGGCATGCATCTTGAGGTACGAGCGGTCGCTGTCGTTCAAAGGCAGCGAGAAGGTTTTCTTGGTCATGTTCAATCCTCCAGTTTCAGGGTTTCGTACTTTCCGCAGACAGGGCAAGCGGACAGGCCATGCAGCCGGTTCGCCTGAAGGGCAGACACACGCGCCGTCCACCCGCAGTCAGAGCATTGCAACTTCAGCAGTCGCGTTCCCTGTTTCTTGCGCGAGTTTGGATCGATTTTCGCGTGGGGATACGCGCCCAGAATCTGCGCGATGTCCGTGAGTTCGTTGGACAACCACGAACCCGCAGCCGTCGAGGTCAGCGGTCCGACAAGGTCGATGCCACGGGCGACCCGTGCGAACTCGCCACGGTGACCGCACTGGATGCCAGACCAGACATGCGCCAACTCATGCGCGAGGACGGCGAGGACATCCAAGGGACGGTCGAGGATGGGGTTGATGAACACCTCGAAAGTTCCGTCGCCACTGATGGACGGGTCGAAAGCCTGACCCAGTGCCACCTTGCCTGACCGGGAACCCCGGTAGCCAATGGGGAACCCACAGGCCACACGGTATCGGCGCTGCTCCCACTGCGCGGGTTCGATCCCTGCGCGGGGGAACACTTGGTGCTGAAGGGCGACGGCAGCAGCCGCCAACCACGGTTCGCGTTCGGTGAAGTTCGTCATGCGTTATCTCCAGTGTTGCGGATGTGGTCAGAAATTGACCGCAATGATGTATCGGTTCAGTTGCGTGATGGCTTCATCGATGTCGGCAAGCGCGGCAACCTTCTTGTTAGCCGAGGTGCGCTCGTCGTTTTCGATGCGGTCGGAGTAATAGTGAAGCGCCCATCGAACCAGATTGGCTTGCGAGAACGAGAGGGTCAGGTTGCAGGTGTCGTTGGTGTTCATGCTTGTTGCTCCAGTGGTGTGCGGTGTTGGTTGGTCTCGTCAGGCGCAGCGTCACTGCGCGACCGTCTCGCGACGGTTTCGACCTGTTATGCAAAGGTTCCGGTGGAGTGAAAGTACTGAAGCGATGCGTCACTGCCGCGATGCTTACGGCGCATGAGTTCGGCTGCGTTCTCTGCGTCCCGCCATTGCGATAGCAGGATGTTCACCACCTCACGCCCTGCCTCCAGAGCCGCAAGTGCTACCGCAGCCCTGCGCTCCGCCTCCGTGACCATCTGCTTGTCTTCCTCGACCTGCTGTCTCAGCGCGTTGATGTCGTTCATGCTCGTTCTCCGTTGTTGTCCACCTCGTCCTCATCCTCGTCATCGAGGTACTCGTCGGGGTCTTCGCTCCAGTCAGTCCAGTACGAATCGCCCTCGCCGTCGGCGTACAACTCGTCCCATTCAGCCGGGGTAACCTCCGTGTGGAGGCACTCGTCGGAGCAGTAGTACTCGATGCCGCCTTCGATGCAGTAGCCCTCGTTCATGCCCTTACCGCATGCCGTGCATTCACGGGCGAATTGCTTCTTAGCCATGTTCGTCTCCTGTTTGGTTGGTCTCATCAGGCGCAGCATCACTGCGCGACATGGACGGTTGCCCATCCATGTTTCGACCTGTCAGGCGCGTTAGCCCTCTTCGTCGCTCTGAATCAGCAAGCCGCCTCCGTTGCCCCATGCGTTGTAGCCGTCAACCTTGGTGAAGCACAGACCGCTGCTCGTCGAGATGACCTCGCCGACGATGCCGGTCACGACCCCTGCGTCGATAATTCGAGCGTGTGGAGTGAAGGTCGAGTCGCCTCTGAAGAACACGGCGACCTTGTCGTTGATGTTGAAGATTTTGGTGTTCATGTCTGTTGCTCCAGTGGGGTGTTACGAGTTACGGGCGGCGGCGTAGGCCGCTTCCGCAGCGGCAAGGGCGGAACGAGCGGCGTGGGCGGCGACGGCAGCGGTTTGCCGAACCTTGGCATCGTCGTGGTCGATGACGGCGGCGGCGTAGGCTTCAGAGGCGGCGTAGTGCGAACGGGCTGCGTGGACAGCACGGGCGGCGAGGGCGTAATTCGTCATGTTCATTCTCCGTTGGTGTTGCACCCGCATCCGGTTGGGTGCGGGGTTTGTGACTCAGTGCAGCGCACTCATCGAATGCGCTCTACTCAGTCGAGATTCATTTCCCGGTTGATTGGGCATCGTCAGACTTTCGGGCGGCTGCTGTACTTGCAGGTCGTTGCCTTCAACCCTAGGTTTCACCGATGCTTTAGGCCGGACTCCGTCTCAGGGAGTCGCCGGGCTGCTTGCGCTCATCCGGCACCAGAACCTCTTACCTCGCGGTGCGCCGTCTGGGTGCGCTCTGGAGCGTTGCCGCTGCCAGTGATGCGTACTCTACGGATTACATGACCACGAGTCAACAACTTTCTTCGTTTACACGACCACAAATAGCCTAAGTCACTGATTATCGGTCGAATTTAGTTTGCGTTTAATCGGGCGCGGCGGTACTTTCAGACCCGAAAACAGGGTGACAAAGGCACAAGACCACGCATTGCGTAGTCAAAGAATTACCGAATCACGGCAAAACAAGGGAAATCAGATCGAATGGCAGGCATACGAGACCAGTACGGGCTGACACCGAAACAGCGGAAATACGCGGAGAATCTCGCAGATGGCATGACGCAGTCAGATGCGTACAAGTTCGCGTATGACGCGACAGACATGCAGGGCGACACCATCCGCAACAAGGCATCTCAGTTGGCACAGCGGGGCGATATCAGGGCGGCGGTAGATGCGTTGATGGGGGAGAGGATGCGGCTGATGGAGGTCAAGGGAGTCTCCGACCGCTCCAAAGTGGTGGGTCTGCTACGCCAGTTCGCTGAGGACGAGGCGCGTCCAGACCATGTGCGGCTCCGTGCGGTGGAGTTGTGGGGCAAGACCTGCGGCGCGTTCATCGAGGTCATCGAGGACAGGCGCGACCGTCCTGCTGCTGCTGTCGCGGTGGAACTGGAGCGGCGACTGGGTGCGTTGCTGTCTGCTGCTGCGCCTCAGGTGACCGTCATCGACATGCTGCCTGAGCGTGTAAACGGCACGGATGACGACGATGGTTCCGGTGAGGCAGGTTCCGGGGACAGCGACGATGCGGGTTCCGGCGATGATGAAGCGCGTGACGCACACGCGGTCTAAACGCACACGCGCCCGTGGGGGTTAAACGCGGGCGCATGCGCGGTCTAATCGCGCACCCGCACCCCCCTGTGTGCGCGACCGTACCCGCGTCCCGCATGTATGCGATTCCACTCATCCGATCCCCTACTTTTGCTTCTACCGTTGCTTCTACGCAACAATGTTGAGGTGGGGGTAGGGGTTAATGTTCCGTAAGTTCCTGTTTTGTATGGAATTTGTGGGGAAAATGTATGTAGAAAGGGGGTGTAGGGGTGTCAGGTGAAAATTTTTTGCAAAAAATTTAGCGTTTCTGGTGTATTTTCTATTGACTTTTCCCAATTCTTGTGATATAATCGGACCTGTTTTGAAGGATTGCGAGTCTAGGCACTAGTTTAGACACTCCACGAGCAATCCATGCATCGTAGTGATGCGTTAAAGGGAGTGTTTTAGGGGAATATTGTAGTGTTTATCGCTACACCCCCACTCCAGAGGGTGGGGGTTCGCGAAGAGGTGTAATGGTAGACGACGCAGACCCTACATTGTGATGAAACGGGGGCTATTGTCCCTGCACTTTGAGGTGAATTTGATGCATATCACTCAGGAAAACCTTCCTAAAATCATGGGTTTAGTGAAAACCCTACCTGAGGATCAGCAGAGAGAGTTTTTTAGGCTTCTTGAGGAGTATGAGAAGGCCAAGACGAGGGAGTTGTCTCAAGAGAGTTTCATTTCCTTCGTTCATAGGGTGTGGCCCGGATTCATTTCGGGTCGGCATCACAAGATCATGGGTCAGAAGTTTGAGGAGATCGCTTCTGGCAAACTCAAGAGGTTGATCATTTGTATGCCACCCCGGCATACCAAGTCTGAGTTCGGGTCTTTCTTGTTTCCGGCGTGGTTTCTGGGCAAGTTCCCCCAGAAGAAGGTGATTCAGTCCTCTCACACTGCGGAACTGGCGGTGGGGTTTGGTCGTAAGGTCCGAAACTTGGTGGATTCGGAGGACTACCGGGCTGTATTCCCTGATACATCCCTTCGGGCCGACTCCAAGGCGGCAGGTAGGTGGAGTACCTCCAAGGGGGGTGACTATTTCGCCATCGGTATCGGGGGTGCCGTCACCGGTAAGGGTGCTGATCTTCTGATCATCGATGACCCCCATGATGAACAGGAGGGTCAGTCTTCAGATCCTGCCGTGTTTGACCATGCCTATGAGTGGTACACCTCCGGCCCCCGCCAGCGTCTGCAACCGGGTGGGGCGATTGTCATAATCTGTACCCGTTGGTCGAAGCGGGATTTGGTGGGACAGGTTCTGAAAGCCTCCGCCCAGAGAGGGGGGGATGAATGGGAGGTCATCGAGTTCCCGGCAATCCTTCCGTCTGGGAACCCGCTGTGGCCTGAGTTCTGGCCCATAGAGGAACTGGAGGCTATCCGGGAGGAAATCCCTACCCATAAATGGCAGGCCCAGTACCAGCAGAATCCCACCTCCGAAGAGGGGGCATTGATCAAACGGGACTGGTGGAAGGTCTGGGAACAGGACAGACCCCCACAGTGTCAGTTTTTGATCCAGTCATGGGATACCGCGTTCCTGAAAAAGGAGCGTTCGGACTACTCAGCCTGTACCACTTGGGGTGTTTTCTACCACCCGGATGGGTCGGGGGTCATGCAATCGAACATCATCCTCATGGATGCCCATAAGGAGAAGATGGAGTTCCCCACCCTCAAGAAACGGGCATGGGAGTTGTACAACTACTGGAAACCGGATGCCCTGATTGTGGAAGCCAAGGCGGCAGGCACCCCCCTGATATTCGAACTGAGGGCCATGGGTATCCCCGTATCGGAATACACCCCGTCACGCGGTAATGATAAAGTTGCCCGTGTAAACGCCATTGCGGATCTGTTTTCCAGTGGCAGGATATGGCGACCCAACACCCGTTTTGCGGAGGAAGTGGTTGAGGAATTTGCGTCTTTTCCTGCCGGAGAGCATGATGACTATGTGGACTCAGGGACGCAGGCTCTCCTACGCTACCGCAAGGGAGGGTTCATCTCCCTCCAGTCTGATCACAAGGATCAGCCGGTCTACAAACGAAAGGCTTCTTACTACTAAGGATTTAAACGATGAAGAACAAAACTGCTAAGAGCGAGAAGATGGAGGCTCCGAAGAGCCGCAAGCAGCCGAAGGATGTCCTGAAGGGCAAGATGAGTGGTCTCGGCAAGCCTGCCATGGTGGGCGGTGCCATGCGTCCGAAGAAGATGTACGGCGGCAAGATGACCATGGGTACCTCGGGTACCGCTCGTGGTATGGGCGCTGCCGTGAAGGGCGGCAAGTTCCGCGACCTGTAAGGAGACTGAGATGGCGGTTGATCGCGCTTTGATGCCCTTCCCAACGGGAGGGATGTCGATGGAAGTGGCGGTCGGTTCGCCGTCTGAGTCCATCGTTGTGGAGTTGCCGGACGGTGGGGTGGAGATCAATCTTTCCCCGGAACCTGCTCCTGCGGCAGGACACAACGAAAACCTTGCAGAGTTCATCCCAGATCCGGTTCTCAACAACATCGGGAACGATCTGGCGACCCTTTTCGAAGCGGACAAGGATTCCCGCAAGGAATGGGAGACGACCTACATCAAGGGTCTTGATCTTCTCGGCTTGAAGATCGAAGACCGCACACAGCCATGGGAAGGAGCCTGTGGCGTGTTCCATCCCATGCTCTCTGAAGCGATCGTCCGCTTTCAGGCGCAGACCATCCAAGAAATCTTCCCCGCGAAGGGGCCGGTTCAGACCAAGATCCTCGGAGAGGTCACCAAGGATCGCATCGATCAGGCCCGAAGGGTCCAAGAGTATCTGAACTATCTTCTCACTGAGCGTATGAGCGAATATCGCTCAGAGACGGAGAAGATGCTCTTCTCGTTGGCGCTTTCAGGCGCGGCGTTCCGCAAGGTCTACTTCGACCCCTCACTCGGTAGACCCGCTTCGAACTTCGTTCCTGCTGAGGATTTCGTGGTGTCCTATGGGGCAAGCGATCTCGTCACCTGTGAACGCGCAACCCATGTGATGAAGAAGACCTACAACGAGATCCGGAAGTTGCAGGTCTCAGGGTTCTATTCGGACATCAATCTTCCTCCTCCAGCCCCGGATACGAGCCAGATCCAGAAGTCCTACGACAAACTGAACGGCGAGTCGAAGGGCATGGAACTCGATTCGCGCTATACCCTTCTGGAGATGGTGGTCGATTACGACCTCCCCGGCTTCGAAGACACTGATGAAAGCGGTGAACCTACCGGTATCGCGCTTCCCTATGTCATCACCGTGGACAAGTCTTCACGGAAAATCCTTGCGATCCGCAGGAATTGGTACGAAGACGACCCGCTCAAGAAGCGCCGTCAGCACTTCGTCCAGTACACCTATATCCCCGGACTCGGGTTCTATGGATTCGGACTCGTCCATCTTGTCGGTGGACTCGCCAAGTCTTCGACCTCCATCCTCCGTCAGTTGGTGGATGCCGGAACCCTCTCCAACCTTCCGGGCGGACTCAAGACCCGTGGGCTTAGGATCAAAGGCGACGACACCCCCATCATGCCGGGAGAGTTCCGGGATGTGGATATTCCGTCCGGAACCCTGAGGGAGAACATCACCTTCCTCCCCTACAAGGAACCATCGGGTACCCTGTATCAGTTGCTCGGGAACATCGTGGACGAAGGCCGCAGGTTCGCCTCTCAGGCGGACATGAAGGTCGCGGACATGAACGGCGAAGCCCCTGTCGGGACCACCTTGGCGATCATCGAAAGGTCGATGAAGGTCATGTCTGCCGTTCAGGCTCGTTTACACGCCTCGATGAAGAAGGAACTGAAACTTCTTGCTCAGTTGGTCTATGACTACGGTCCTAGTGAATATCCTTACGACATCCCCGGCAAGGAACTGACCAAGGAAGATTTTGACGACCGTATCGATATCATCCCCGTTTCGGACCCCAATGCGGGGACCATGGCGCAGCGGATCATGAAGTATCAGGCCGCGCTCCAGTTGGCGGCTCAGGCACCCCAGTTGTATGACCTGCCCCTCCTGCATCGTCAGATGATCGAGGCTTTGGGGATAGCGGATTCGCAGGAAGTCCTCCCGGACAAGACGGACATCCCGCCCACCGATCCTGTGACGGAGAACATGAACGCCTTGCAGATGAAGCCCATCAAGGCTTTCATCTATCAGGACCACGAGGCCCACATCCAAGTCCACACTTCGTTCATGCAAGACCCCCGTCTACAGGGCATGCTCCAGCAGGCTCCTCAGGCCGCACAGGCTTTGCAGGCAAGCATCGCCGCCCATGTGGCGGAACACTTGGGCTTTGCCTACCGTCAGCAGATCGAAAAGGAACTGGGAGTCAAACTGCCTCCGCCGGGGGAACCCCTGCCGGAAGACATCGAGTACCGCATCTCGGAACTGGTCGCCCCCGCAGCCACTCAGGTGCTGGGCAAGGCTCAGGCCGAAGCCCAGATGCAGCAGAATATGCAGCAGCAGCAGGATCCGGTCCTCCAGATGGAGATGCAGAAACTGCAACTCCGGGCGCAGGAAATCCAGCAGAAAGCCCAAGCCGAAATGGCAAAGGTTCAAGCGGATATGCAGAAAGCCCAGATGCGGATGGAGACCGAACAGAACCGCATCAAGACCCAAGAGCGTATCGAAGGGGCGCGGCTCGGTGTCCAGATCGCCTCGACCAACAGCCAGAACGAACTTCAGAGCAAGGAAATTGCCTCACGCGACAAGGTGGAGGGTGCCAAGTTAGGGGTCGAGATCGCCAGAAATATGCTTGCCGCCCAGCAGCGTGAGCAGGAAATGAGGGATTCAAATGCAAATCGCAAGCGATAACCTTGCGGAATTCCTGAGAAAATCCCTCAGGCAGCAGATGAATGACATGGCAGACCACATCGCCGGGGGAGGTTGTATCGACTTCTCTGAGTACAAGAGGTGTTGTGGCATTGTAGAGGGGTTAGCCCGCGCAGAGCGGGAACTACTTGACCTGACGAAACAAATTGATGATGATTAAACAGGTTATCAACTTCGCTGTGTAAACAGTGCAACCACCCCACATGGGGTGCAAACGCCGGAAGGTGCTTTAAACATGCCTAAGAAAGACGACGAAAAGGTCGCAAGTCAGTTACCCAAGCCTAGTGGGTACAAAATCCTCATTGCCCTACCCAACCCGGAAGAGAAGACAGAAGGTGGAATTCTCAAGGCTTCTCAGACACTTGAGTCTGAAGAGATTGGGAGCATCGTTGGTTTCGTCATCTCGATGGGACCGGATGCTTATAAGTCCGCTGATCGTTTCCCTTCTGGCCCCTACTGCAAGGAAGGGGACTGGATCATGATGCGTTCCTATTCGGGAACCCGCTTTAAGGTCCACGGGAAAGAGTTCCGACTGATCAACGACGATAGCGTTGAAGCCATCGTTGAAGATCCGCGTGGAGTGGTCAAGGTATGAGCGCAGAAGCCGCAGATATGTCCCGAGAGGACAAGTTCTTCGGGGTGACAACTCCGTTGCAGATCCCTGAAAAGGAAGAGACCAAGTCGGTCCCGGAACCCGAGATCGAACTGGACATTGTTGATGACATCCCCAAGCAGCCGATTAAACAGGCTGAGAAGGAAGACAACGACGAGGAACTGTCGGACTACAGCGAAAAGGTCCGCAAGCGCATCAACAAACTCAAGTACGAGCAGCACGAAGCGCATCGTCAGCGGGAAGCCGCCGAGCGGATGCGCGAAGAGGCCGTCAAGTTCGCGCAGCAGTTGGCTGCGAAGAACCAGCAGTACGAGACGCTGACGGAAATCAACACGCAGGGCTTCAAGGTGCGTATCTGGCGCGAAGCAAAGACGCTTGA